CTTGGGACGGATACCGGAATATGCGAGCGTGGCAATGATGGCTTTTTCCCGAATGTTTTTGCAAACAAAAAGAAGCCGTGTGATTTCAGCTTCCGTAAGTGTTTGCTTAATGATCGGTTTGGGCTTTCGCTGGCGGGCAAATCTTATTTCCTGGCCGTTAAATTCAAACCAATATTCAATCGCTTTTGCTTGATTTACTTTATGGCTGTAGGAATATTTTGATTGGTAGAGAGAAAAAATATAATTATCCGCCGATTCCTTGGTGAGGTTTAATTGTTGAGAAACGCGATTGATCACTTTTACATGATTGTTGATAGTTACCGAATTCAATCCCTTGCGAACGCACAAAAACTTTGCAAATTCAATATTGTTTTGCATATTAATTACCGCACTAATTAATGCGTGGTTAAAGATTTTTTGCCAGGAAGGATCTCGGGCGTGCGGGCCTTTAATCCAATTAAATCCCCGTCGGGACAACCTGGCACTTAAAAGTTTAGCAAGTTTTGCATTTTTTTTGAATGGTAGTATAATAAAAGTGTAAAATTGAATACGCATTTAACCTGACGAGAAATACTCGAGGGCTATCGGCTTAGTTATTCTTAACGGACTACCTAAGCGGGTAGCCCTCTTTTTTGTTTATAAATACAAAACAATGAAAACATTTGAAAAATTAAGCGAAGAAATCGCGGCCAAAATGGCCGAATCTTTAGCAGGGTTAAATATCAAGGAATTCGTTGAGAAAACGAAAGCCGCGGACGATTCAGGAACATTCGAGGTGGTTATTACCACGGATAATGAGGACCGGCAAGGGGAAATTCTTGACCAGAACGGCCTTGATACAAAATTTTATTTGACCAATCCGGTGGTTTTGTGGGCGCACGACTATCACAGTTTGCCGATCGGAATCACCGAAAGCATTGTGCGCGACGGGAATAAAACGATTGCCAAGGGAAAATTTGCGCCGGCGGAAGCGAATCCATTCGCCCAGCAAGTGCGCAAACTATACGATGCCAAAATTGTGCGGACAACTTCGGTGGGATTTATCGCCAAGGAAATGAAAGGCAATGTGGTCACTTTATCGGAATTGCTGGAATTTTCTTTTGTACCAGTTCCGGCCAATCCTTACGCGCTGTCAATGAGAAGTGTAAAGGAATTGGGGTTGGATTGCGAAATGATCAAGGCAAAGGGATTGGAGATCAAAGAAGACGAAAAAGAACCGGAGGCGGTAACTCCCGCGCCAGAAATAATTGAGCCAGTGGAAAAAGAAAAAGCGGGGCGCGTGTTGTCGGAAAAGAACCGCGGCGCCATTCAGGGATCAATTGATTCAATGAAATCAAGTATTGCTGCTTTGGAGGAGTTGCTATCAGCAACCGAACCTCAGGGTGGCGAGGGTAAGGCGCAAGCCGACCCAGATGAAAAGTCGAAGCCCGCAGGGTCTGAAGATATCGTCAAAGGAATAAAAGACTATGGCGATATGCGGCAGGTGTTGCGGATGATCAGCACTGTAACGAGCGATGCGTTGCAGAAGTTCAATGAAAATCATCGCAAAAAGTCAGTTAAAAAATAATAACAAAAAACAAAACTATGGAACCTACAGTTTTAGAAGAAATCAAGAAATCTATCGCGGGCGTCGTTGACGAGGCGATGGAAAAGAATTTGGCGAAGGCCGTTGGCCCGATGGTCGCGGCGGAAACCAAAAGAATTGTCGAGGAATTGAGGCTTGAACGCGCAATTTTTGGCAAGGATAAGACCGGTCTTTCCGATGATCAGAAAATGAATTTTGCCCAGATCGTGCAGAAAGCGTCCGGTTTTAAGACCAAAGCCAATGAGTTAATTTCGGAAACCGACGGCGCGGGCGGGTATTTAATCCCGGTGGAAGTTGAGGCCGCGATCTTGAGGATTGCCGCTTCGGTGGGCATTGTGATGAGCCAAGCGTCAAAGTGGCCTATGCAGACCGATGAATTGCAAATTCCCGCGTATGCCGGATCGTTCTTGGAAGGTGCGTATTTGGCGACTAATACCGCCGGTTCAAATACCGCGGTTACATTCGGTCAAGCGGTATTGCAGATCAAGAAATGGCAGTTAGCTTTTGTTGTGGCCAATGACCTCATACAATACGCCACTGTCGATCTTGGCAACTGGCTATTGGCTTTAGCTGCCGAAGCGTTGGCGAATATGATCGATAAGCAAGGGTTTATCGGCACGGGTGCGCCGTTTACCGGAATTACCCAGAATGCCAATGTTACTGTCTACAACATGGGCGGGAGCACGACTTCCGGAGAGGTGAACTTTGACGATTTCACTTTGCAGGATTTTTCCGACATTATCGCTTCCGTTGAGGAATCGGTTTTGGATGGCGCGGCGTTCTATTTTTCCCGCACGGTGTGGGCGAAAATCCGGTGCATTAAGGATGGCACTTATTACATCTTGCCTTACGCGGGTGCGGCTTCCAATGGCGTGTTGTCAAACAACCCGACCGGAGGCGGTGTGAGAGTTGCCGGCGAGATCATGGGATTCCCTGTGTTCACCGTCAGGCATTTACCCGCTTGGGCCGCGACCGCGGTGAGCACGATTTTCGGAGTGTTCGGCAATTTGAAATGCTTGGCATTCGGCCAGAAGAGCGGAATGACCGTGGAGCAATACAAATCCGGTACTTTTGGCGGAAAGGAAATCGCTTTGACCGATCAGCAAGGTTTGGTTTACAAGAACAAACACGCGCTGGTTGTGGCATTGCCCGCAGGTTTGGTGAATATCAAAACATCCGCTTCTTAGTGAATTACCCGGCGCCATCTTAATTGATGGCGCCGGGGTAAAGGTCAAAAATTAAAATAAAAAACAAAAAAATGGCTAAATCTTTATTTGAAAATGTCAAAGTCGTGATGGCGGTTGCTCCAATTGCCGCATCGGCGGCGCAGATAAGCGCGGCGATCGACACCAAGGGCTATCATTCGGGAATGGTCGTTGTGAATAATGGTGCGGCAACGGGAACGCCCGACAGTTACATTTACGATGCCAAGGTTCAAGAGTGTGCGACTTCTGGCGGTTCTTATACCGATATTACCGATGCGGCAATCGTACAGGGTACCGCGAACGGAAAATCGGCGCAGATCAATCTTGCCAGTTTGAACGATGGAACGCGGCTTCGCTACATCAAAGTGGTTGTAACGCCCGCGATGACCGGAGGCACATCGCCCAAGGCGTTGATTTCGGCGACTGTTTTGCTGGGAAGATCGGAAGCAAAACCGGTTTCCAACAGCGCAACACCCGCATAAATTGAATTTCGGCAAATTGCCCCGTCTTCGACCACGGGGCAAGAGCGGGAATTAAATTTAATTTTTATGGCAGAAGTAATTTTAACGGATTCTTTAAGCACAGTCGCAAGAATAAAAGACCGGTTGCAAATCACGGCGACTGGTTTTGATTCGCTTTTTTTGCGGATCGTGAGCGCGACCAGCGAATTTATAAAACGCGAATGTGGAGTGGTGAGTTTTAAAGAAGCGACAAATACTCAAGAAAAATATTCGTTTGATTTTGCCACAGATAAACTTTTTTTGAAAAATATTCCGGTAACGGCGGTGAGTGCTGTTTATTACAATGTCGGCACGCTTTCAGTGCCCGTGTGGCAGGCATATTTGGCGGATGAATGGAGTTTTGACCAAGAATCGGGCGTGATTACGCTTGAGGGAAATTTTCCGGTAGGACAAAAGACGGTTGCCGTAACATATACGGCCGGATATAAAATTGATTTTACGAATTTTGGAAGCGCGACACACACTTTGCCGGCAGATTTGACGGATTTATGCGAAAGGTTGGTGGTGAAATGGTTTAAGAAAAAGGACGCCGAGGGAAAAGCCAGTGAGCAATACAACGGCGGATCGGTGCAATGGGACAAAGAATTGGCGCCGGAGGATAAATCAACATTGGCGCGGTATAAGAGAATTTTATTTTATTGATATGGCGGATTTTAAAGTTGAAATTGCAGGACTTGATAAATTGCAAAACGCTTTTAAAAATTACCCGCAGATTTCAGAGCCGATTATGCAAAAGGCAATGGATGCGACCGCCGCAATCTTTGCCAAATACACTTTAAAAGGCGATCCGGTGCCGTGGCGGACAGGTAATTTATTGCAGAGTTTCCGGCATCAAAGCAGCCGATTGCAGGCTCGATGGTATCCGACCGCCAATTACGCTTTATTTGTGGAATTTGGGCGCGGGGTGGTGCTTCCGGTAAATAAATTGGCATTGTCATGGAAGGACGCGGGAAGACGGATATTTGCCAAGAGATCGCGCCCGGCCAACGCAAGGCCGTTTATGCAAAAGATTGTGGATAAATCAACGGAAGACATCAATAAAGTTTTTGGAAGCGCACTGGACGCAATTAACCGGCGAATAGCCGACTCAACAAAATGAGCCAAGAATCTACAATTAAAGCCGCGATCAAGACAATTCTTGATGCTTTGAAAACAGCAAATACACTTAAGCAGGTTGTTTATGATGACTTTAAAAAGCCGGTGTTGTTTCGAGATATTGATCTTTTTCCTTGCGCGATCATTGGGCCCGCGGCGATTACCAGCGCGAGTGAAACGAATTATGACAATTTGAGGACATACGAATATCAGGTGTTGGTTGTTGATAAGGTGGAAAATATCGCCAGCGCAATACAGCTTGAGGATCTACGCGAGGCCGTATTAAATGCCTTTGATAACGCGCCTACGCTGGCCGGAGCGGCCAATGGCGGACTTGAACCGTCTATGAGCCGGTCGGAACCGGATGACGGCAATAATTACATTGTATTCGTGGTTAATCTTAAAGCAAAGGCGCTTTATCAGCGCACTTAAAATTATGCAAACAGAAAATAAAAACAAAATGATTGGCGGTGATGAGCCGGAAACGAAAAACAAAGCCGCCAAAGTTGAAGAGTATTTTTTTCCGGGCGGAACGGAGTATGTGCCGATGACCATATCCGCGGAAAGTTTGGAAGAAGCAACAAAGGTTTACGAAAAGTCAAAAATTAAAGTAAATAAATAAAAAACTATGGCTGCACAAAAAGGCATTGGCAAATTAAGACAATTCGGGATCGCGAAAGAAGCTGTGCGCGGGACAGCTGAAACCGCCGCGCAATATTGGATTCCTTGGTCTGATTTTGAGATCAACGAAAAAGACAAGCGCGTTGTTGATGAACAATCGCACGGTTTGATTGAGGATGCCGTCGGTGAAAGTATCGTTGGCCAGTGGGCCGAGGGAAAAGTTAGCGCACCGATCGGAGACAAGCATTTTCCGTTGTTTTTGTATGCGCTTTTGGGAACATTGGCGACAACCGATAATGCAGACTCAGACGCGGCGGTTAAAGATCATACAGTGACCGTGGCGCAATCGGCGCAACATCAAGCGTTATCGTTGTTTGTGGACGATCCGCTGGCTGCCGCGGACTACAAGCACGCGCTTGGAACGATTACCGGATTAGAATTGAAATTTGAAAAGGACAAATATCTTGAGTATTCAATCAATTTCAAATCAAAGAAAGGCGCGACTGCAACGCTTACGCCTGCCGTCACCAGCGCGGAAAATCGTTTTCTGCCCCAGCACTTGGTTTTTAAATTAGCGTCTGCCTACAGCGGGTTAACGGCCGCAAGCGCGGTGAGTGTCAAATCATTATCGCTTAAAATTAACCCGAATGTTGAGGAAGATTTTGTGCTTGGAAGTTTAACCCCGGCAGATTTCTTAAACAAACAGCTGGAAATCGGCGGCGATGTTGAGCTTTTGTGGAACGCGGAGACATATAAAACGATAGCTTTGGCCGGGACTTCGCAGGCAATGAGAATCGATTTGATCAATGCGGATGTAACGATTGGCACAGCCGCGCACCCAGAAATCCAAATCAATCTTGCAAAGGTATTGTTTGAGGAAATCGCGGTGTCCGGTGGATTGAACGATTTTGTCAAACAAACCTTGAAATTCAAAGCATTTTACAGTTTGTCCGATAGTTTAATGGTAAATTCGGTTTGCACAAATGTCGTTGCTTCGTATTAAATTTAACCGCGGCAATGCCGCAAAAATATCATGGAAAGAGAAACAAAAACAATTCAGTGTCCGAGTGGCAAAGAAGCGGTAATGAAGACATATTTAACGGCACGGGAGCGCGACCAGATAAAGCAGGAATTGGTTGGCAACGAACGAATATCCGTGGGTGAATCGCAATCTGATTTTTCCGGCAACGGACTAATTAAAAGCCAACAAGCCCTTGTTAAGATTATTGTCGTTAGCTATGACGGCGCCGCGGAAAATTGCTTTGAACGATTGTATGATGGCAAGCCCGAAGATTATGATTTTATTTCCGAGGAAGCGGGAAAAATAATGCAAGGAAATTTAAAAGAACAGCCGAAGCAGACTATGAGTGGCGGTGCTACTTCGGGCGCGGAAGGGCAGAATTGAGCGAAGAAATGAAGGCCGCCTTAGTTTGCCGAGAATATGGCTGGACTTGGCAGGAATATTGCGATCAGCCAGCGTATTTTGTGGATATAGTTCTTTCAATGTTGAGTACGGAAGCGGCAGAGCAAAAGAAAAACCGCCAGCAGTAAGCTGGCGGTTGAGGAATTAAGATTATTTAACTATTTTACATTTTTTAACGATAACATTCATTAAATAGCCGTCAACGCGGCCTTCCATCGTAATAGATTGGTCTGGTTTGAGAGATGAAATTTCGGTATCATTTTTGTCGACAAAGCATTGAACATTCGAAAAATATTGGTCTGCTTTCAAAGTTACATAAGGATCGTCCATAATATCTTTTCCGATTGTGCCGATAGTGCCAGAAATTGTTACTAATTTTCCTTTATAAATATTGTCCGCATTAACGGTATTTTCTTTATAGGATTGGTAGAGAGATTCAGCGGATACCTTTATAGCTTCTTCCTTAACCGTTTCGGTAACTTGTGTTTCTTTATTGTTTTGCGTGATTGGCTGATTCTTATTTTCCGATTTGTTTCCGCTAAGTGATCCGATGACCCAAAACACAATCAACATTCCCAAAATAACGCCGAATATCTTTTGTCCTTTTGTAAGTGGTTTTTTCTCCATAATTTTTATTAGTTATCAAATACGATATTAAAGCACAAAACGATGGCAAATGCAACATCAAATCTTGAAATACTGGTAAAATTGCGAGACGAAGCATCGGCGCAAATGCAAAAAATGGCCGGTGTTTTTAAGAAGTCTTGGCAAGATTCTGTCGATGCGTCGCAAACTTTTGCAACGGCATTGGGCGTTGCCGGAGCGGCGGCGGGTGGTTATATCGCCACTGCAACATTGACTGCCGCCAGAACCGAAACTTTGGGGGTTGCAATGAACGCAATTGCAAAGGCGACCGGCACTTCTACGGCAATTCTCAATGAGCAAGAAAAAGCCCTTAAAAAACAAGGAATTACTACGCAAGAAGCGAGAGGGATTTTGACTTTATTCATGCAATCGCAACTTGATGTTGCCGATGCGACTAAAATTGCGCGCGTGGCACAAGATATGGCAGTTATTTCGGGGCAGAATTCGTCTCAAGCGGCGAGGACATTGACTGAAGCTATCGCTTCGCAAGAGCCAATGCTTTTGAGGCAATTCGGAATTGTTAGTAATTTGCCGGCGATATATGAAAAGTATGGCAAGGAGCTTGGCCTTGTGACCGAGAAGACGGATAAATCTGGGAAAGTGAGTGCTTCTTGGGCAAGGGAACTTACTGATATTGAGAAAAAGCAAGCCATGATTAACCTTATTCTTGGAGAGGGAGCAAAGGTAACAGGGTCTTATGAGGCTGCGATGGGAACAGCAGGAAAAAAAATGTCTTCATTGACTCGTTATTTTGAAGAGGCGGCAAATAGTGTCGGAACAATATTTTTGCCTGTTTTTGGGCAATTAATTGATAAGTTAACTGAATTTTTAAAACAAATTACACCAGAGAATATCGAACAATGGAAGAATAAACTTATCGAATGCAAAGATCCAATAATTATTGTTGCGGGAGCGATGACGGCAATGCTCATTCCGGCGGCAATCAGCGCGGCCGCGGCGTTTGTGTCTATGGCCGTAGCCCTTGCGCCATTCGCGCTTGCGGGAGGAGCATTGATGGCATTGATTATCGGAATTAAAGAAGGGAATGTCGCATTGACAGCCATAGCGGGAGCAATTTTGGGAATATTTATTCCGTCAATTATAGCAATGACGACTGCTTTGTATGGGGCGGTTGTTGCGGCGATACCCGTCATTGCCGCTTTTGTTATTGCTTTTTGGCCATTTATTCTTGGCGGTGCGGTCGTTGCCGGAATAGCGGCCGGTGTTGTTTTTATTGTCCAAAATTGGGAAACACTCAAAACAAAAGGAACGGAAATTTTTGGGGCATTTACAAAATATCTTAAAGAAACTTGGGATGGAATTGGGATAATTATCAAGGAAACCATTAATGGCATTATTTCCGGCATTAACTCGATGATCAGCGCGATCAATGGCATTAAAATCAGCGTGCCAAAAGTGGAATATTGGCCGGGTAAATTTTTTGGCGGCTGGTCGGTTGCATTTCCACAAATTCCATCAATTCCATTGTTGGCCGCGGGTGGAATCGTAAATTCACCTACTTTAGCAATGATTGGCGAGGCGGGACCGGAAGCGGTTGTGCCGTTGAATAGGGGTGGATACGGATCGACCTACAATGTTTATATTCAAGGAGGCACATATCTTGACCGGCAGGCGGCCGAGAAAATGGGCGACCTTATAATTTCAAAGCTAAAACTTCAATTGAGAATGTAATTTTATGAGCATAAGCGTCTTAATCAATGGCACGGAGCGGAAGGATAATATCGACCGCGATAGTTTCCAAAAGGAAGACAATCTGACCGCGGAGGTCGATGTTTTGGAATTTACCACGCGCAAATACGGATCGGGATCGTGGAAGCCGGCCGTGGGCGACGAGGTGGTGGCCTACGACGGCGCAACCAAGGTTTTTGGCGGTCATTGCGTGGAAGTCGATGAGACAGTCGATTCGGCCGGAATCGTGGTATATAAGGCAACCTGCAAGGACTACAGCCATTTGATGGACGGCAAACTGGTTTTTAAAGAATACGAAAATTACGATGTTGAGGATATTATTGCCGATATTGTCGCCGTATTTTTGCCGGCCGGTTTTACGACCGCGAATGTGGGGACGACCGGAATTCAATTAAGCTACATTCTTTTCAATTATGAGCAGCCGTCGAAATGCCTGCAGACCTTGGCCGAGTTGATCGGCTGGGATTGGTATGTTGACGCGAACAAGGACATTCACTTTTTTGATAAAGCCGTGGGAGAAACCGCGCCGTTCGATTTGACCGATGACAATGACAAATATGTGTTTAACAGCCTGGAAGTGAAAGAGGATAACACGCAGATCCGCAATGTGGTTTATGTGCGCGGCGGCGAATATGCCGGCGACAGCCGTTCGGACAAGGTGGGCGCGGGAGACGGCACGACAACGGCGTTTAAATTGCCTTACCGCTATAACAGCAAGCCAACCGTAACCGTGGGCGGATCAAGTAAAACTGTTGGAGTTGATTTTTTAAACGATCCGGCGGCGTATGATTGCCTTTGGAATTATCAGGAAAAGATTTTGAAATTTACCGCCGCGCCGGCCAGTGGGGATGTGGTGGTTACCGGAACCCCAATGATCGTGGTGCTGGTGAAAGCATCGCTGGGTGCGTCTATCGCCGTAAATGGCACTTACGAATATGTGGTGGTTGATAAGACGATTATCACCAAGGCCGCGGCGCGTCAGAGAGCGCAAGCGGAGATGGAGGATTACGGATTTTCGGTTAAGGACGCGAGTTTTGAGACCTATGTTTCCGGGTTGCGGTCCGGCCAGAAAATAAATATTTCCAGCGTGATTCGCGGATTAAATCAAGATTTTATTGTTACCCGGGTTACTTCGAGGATGCGGACGGAAAATGCTTTTAGTTACGAGGTGGAATGTTCAACCGTGCGCAAGACCGGGATCATCAGTTTTTTACAAGATCAGATTGCCGAGACCAATAAAAAGGTGGGCGTATTCAAAAACGAGAGCGAGATCATCGATGTGGTGATCAATATCGAGGACATTGACACTTACGCCGGGACGGATTCAATTTTGCGGGCGATTTTAAACAGCCCGCCGACATGGGTTGCCGGTCCGTATTACCCGACCAGCGACAGCGACCGGACGCGCGCTCCCTACGCTAACACTGGCGCCGTATTAGCCAGCTAAAACTATGAAAAATTTTATCGACAATTTAAAACCGATTTCCGGCGAGGCAACAATCAGCCTTTGCAATATCGCAACCGGCTATGCAAAACGCCGGGAAAGGGAGATTTTGGAAGCCATTAAAAGCAATGTTTCGTGGGCCGAATATCGCCGATTGGTTGATGATTTCCACCGGATGTTTTTAGTGCGGCAATTTGTGGCGCACAATGTGATCTGCGACAACGGCAAAGCGGTGCTGGCGCGAATTTTGGCAAACGATTTTACATATACCGGCGTGCCGAATTATTGCGCACTGGGGACAGGAACGAGCGCGGGGGTTCATACGGACACCAAACTTGGAACGGAAGCGTATCGCAAATTAATTGCGGCAAAAACATTCGTGGGGTTGGCAACATATCTTTCAACATTTTTTAGCGCGACCGAGTGCAGCGGAACTTATAAAGAAATCGGACATTTTATCGATGGCACTGCTGCGGCTGATTCCGGTCAAATATGGTCGCACATTGGAGATCCGGATACGGCCGAACTTCCGGTAACCAAAAATACGAGCAGTTCGCTCACTATCGATTACAAATCACTTTTTAATTAAAAATTATGGCAACAAAAGCTTGGAAAAACTGGGGTGCGGAAGAAATCACCTCGGCAAAATTAAATCTGATGCAGCCGGTTTACGATACTTTCGCGAATATCCCGGCAACGCCGACAGTCGGGATGGTATTTATCGCAACCGACACTCTCAAGCTGTATGTCTGTTTTGTGGCGGGGAGTTGGACGGATGTTGCGGGTGTTGAGGCCGCGGCGCGTGCGAGCGCGGATAGCGGAAAGGTGAATAATACGGGCGATGAATCTATCGCGGGAATAAAAACATTCGGCAGTATTCCTTTATTGCCGGCCAGCGACCCGACAACGGATAATCAGGCAGTAAGAAAGGCGTATGTTATTGCGCTTGCCAATAATCACTATACGGCTGGCAATAATTATACTTTGATCAGCTTACCGACGGCGAGAACGACGGTATCGACG